GCATCTGACCTTTGTGCATTTTGACTTTGTATATTAGTATTTAATGTGTCATAAAATTGATTAACTTGATTCTGACTTGTAGCATTAAATTGTAATGCAGCATTTTTAGCTGATTGATCAGATAATAAAGTTTGTTGCCTAGCATGTAAATTTTGTAAATTAGTTTGCTGATTGTTATTTAGATTAGCCATATCCATTTGTAGATATGCTTGTGCATTAACAACTGCAGCTTGTTGGTTATTTGCTAAGTTTTGAAATATAACTTGTTTATATGTTTCTGCATCAGCAGCAGCTATTGGTACAGATGATTTTAATATACCTTCAGCTAATGCTTCAGCTAACATTGTAGAAGCACCTAGACCTCTAGCTTGCATAGTAGCTTTAGCAGCTTCAGCAGCACCTCTAGCAAATGCAGGTAATGGCGTACCCTGTGCTAAAGATGTTTGAATATCTTGTGAAATATTTTCTAACTGACCTTGTACTGTAGCTCTTGAATCTATATTAGCTAATGATTGAGTTGCAGCAACCATAGGGTTTGTAACTGTGCCTTGTGCTGCAGTCATTGTAGGTGCTGTTCCAACTACGTCTGCAGTAAATTGTGATGCAGTTTGTGGAGTAATAGCTCCAACTTGCTGAGTTGTAGCAGCAGTTCCCATTGCAGCTGCTGGTGCTACTGCTTGTGCAGCTTGTGCAGCTAAAGTACCAGTAACTCCAGGAGTAGCTAGTAATTCATTAGTTTGTATATTCTGTGCTTGTGGCTGAATACTAGTGCCTTGAGGTAAACTCGGTTGTGTTAATAAACTATCAATCAAACTAACAGACTTTTTAGTACCTGTCTGTTCTGTTTGAGCAGGTGTTATTGCACCTTTCTGTAATTGTATATTGCTAGGTGTCGCCATTATCTTCCTTGTCTATTATATTTTTTGAAGCTACGCTTCTCTTGTTTATTTTTATTTTTCTTATGAATCCTAGGACGTTTCTTAGGTTTTGGTCTTGGTACAAAATCTTTAAACTTTCTAGCCATTATTTATTTTAAAACCTTTATACCATGCTGGTAAACCTATGAAAGGTCTTTGATCAAATTGATTTTCTTTTGCAGTCTTTGATTTTGCTTTATTGTAATGTAAAAATACTTGACCACAATCTTTACCTTTAAATTCTTCTCTCCAATGTTCTAAATCACATCCAGAATAAACTAGCATATCACCTGGTTCTAAATCTACTTTGATACCAGCTTGTGCTGTTTTACCAGTTGGATCTAAATATATTGGCCAAGGGTCACCCCCAAGATTTAAAGTTGTTGATATTTCACAAGAGTATCTATCTTTGTGTCTTGCTAATACATCTCCTTTTTTATATATTCTAGCGTAAGAATATGTTTCACTTAATTTTAATTTAGTATGTTTTTCCATCACAGGTTTTACTTCTTGTAATAAAGTTTCCATTGCAATGTCACCATAATGTGAATAAGTATTCGGTACTTGTTCATCATTCCATATTCCAAAGTATTCTGTATATGGTGATATATATCTTTGATCAAATAAAAATCTTGCTACATTTCTTTTGTTACAAAAATATTTATAAACAAAGTTTGCTAATTCTTTTGATATTGCTTTTTTAATTACTGTATATTTATTTTTTTGAAACGACATTTTTAATAATATTTTTCCCCTTTAATTTTTTATTTGACTGTATAAAATTTTTAATATAGTCTGGTTTATTCTTTACAGTATTAGTTTCGAGGGTAGCTTGTATTACAGCTTTTTTCATATTATCATTAGGCTTTGACATTTAAAACACTATTAGGTATTGCCTGACAGTTCCAATGTATAAATCTAAATGGTTCATACCCCATGTCTACAATGTATTGATGTGGCATGTATGAAGGAAAGAACATAGTTCTTCCTGGTTGAACTTTATAATTAATCTGTGTTGATGCATATGTTACTTTTGTTTTATCTGCTTCTGGTAAAAGATTCATGATATTACCTGATCTTGGGTCTTCAAACAATGGCATTGATGTAGCTTCACTTGCTTTTAAAAAATAAAAACCAGAGATATGCCCATTCCAATGAGTATGTAATGTATGATGTCCTCCACCTCTCTTAGCAAACTCTTGCACCCACATTTCTGTAATAAATACTGTGTAATTTGTTAAATCAAATCCCATTTCAATTAACAAATTATGTGATGTAGCACCTATGTAATCTTGTAATTTTTTAAACTTAGGATCACCTATCAATGATGTTGAATGAAACACATGACCCATATCTCCTTTATTTCCAAACTTTTTATTTCTTTTATTTATTGATTCTTTTAAATTTTTTTTAGATTCTTCAATATATTTATCAGATGCATTATTTAATTCATTTACAAATCCTGGCTCATCACCATACCATATTGGGCAACTAAATAAATCTTCTCTGTTTAATTGTTTTGGAAACTGTAAATCTGTTTTTAATTTTTTAGTTTTTTTCTTTTTCATATTCTCCTTATCTAAATGGCCAACCAAGGTTCCATATAACTAAACTATGTCTTGAGCCTTTTTTTACTGGACATACTCGATGCCATACAAACGAGGGGAATACTACTAAACTTCCTTTAGGTAATATCTCTTTACACTTTACAGGTTTTCTAGGTTTATCAGGATCTAGATTTCTAAAATCAAATTCTAATTCACCACCTTTATATTCTTTTGGATCTGATAATGTAACTGTCACAGATAACTTTCTAATCTTACCATGTGATGGATCATTAGCAGTTTCTCTAACATAAGGTTGATCCCAACTATCACAATGCCAATCATAAAATTGACCTTTAGTATATTTTGTAAATTGGCAAGATTCAGAAAAATCCCATTCAAAATTCCAACCTGCATTTCTATTTGCTTGATTAACATAGGGTTGTATCTCTTTATAAATCCACCTATCATTCATCCAAACAATATTAGAATTTCTTTTCTTTTTTAAATCTTTAATTTGATTTTTATCTAATGGTCTATTACCGTAACCCCCAGTAACTGCCATTTGATCTTGTAATGATTTTCCATATCGCACAATATCATCACATATTCTTTCTGGTATTGCACTTTGGAAATACCAATAATAATTTGTTAAGTTCATATCCCTTATATTATACTATCGTTATTTAAAATTGTCAAGGGGTATTAGTTTTAATCTGCTACAACAAGAGTTCCACTTACTGTAAATGTTGCCGTTCCTACTCCACCTGAAATAACGTATGTATTTGTTCCTGGAGTTACACTAACTGCAGGTGCACCATCAGCTGGAATTTTTACTATAATTGTTCCAGAACCACCATTACCTCCAGCGGTTCCACCACAAGCTCCTCCACCACCACCACCGCCACCACCAGTGTTTACTGTTCCTGGACTTCCTGGATCTGTTGCTGTAGTATAATTACCACCTTGTCCACCACCACCTGGGCCACCTGCTCCAAAAGTTGCACCAGCAGGTTCAAAATCTCCACCGCCACCACCACCAGCTCTTAGCGTACAGTCTCCTGGCCAAGCAGAAGATCCTGCTCCTCCATTACCTGCATGTCTACCTGGTGTACCTGGTCCATCAGCAGCACCGCCAGCACCGCCAGCACCACCTCCACCACCACCTAATCTATCTTGTGTATCAGGTGTTGATAAACCTCCAGAATTACCTTGAGAGGGACTAGTAGAAGGTGTATTACCAGATCCAACTGGCTTTCCTCCACCCCCAGAACCTCCAGGTCTACCAGCACCTACTCCTCCACTTCCAGGGTCAGATGGGGCAGGAATAACTTGTCCACCTCCGCCTCCACCTCCAGTAGAAGTTAAGGCACTTCCAGGATTAAATGTAGATACAGCACCATCAGATCCTTGTGCTCCACCTCCAGCACAAGCAGATGGTGCTCCATTTCCACCAGCTCCAATCGTAATTGGAAAAGTTGTGTTGACTGTTAAAGGATATGATGTATTAAATCTATAACCACCAGCTCCTCCACCAGCTCCTCTTCTAACACCTCCACCTCCGCCACCTGCTATTACTAACATGTTTGCGTTGAAAGGTGTTACTAAAACTCTAGGCCATGTTCCTTGTTGTAATGCTCTTAATTGACTTTTTAAATTCCATACACCACTTGCTTTACTTAATTCTTTTACTACTACTATACCAGAGCCGCCTGCACCACCAGGAGATATACTTGGAGCACCAGTTCCCTGATTACCTCCTCCACCTCCTCCACCAGAGTTAGCAGTTCCAGCAGCACCTTGAGTGCTAGAGTTATCAGGTGCACCATTTCCTCCACCTCCAGTGCCTCCAGGGCCTGGAGTATATGGTTGTGCTGAATTTGGATTTGGCCCACCTCCGCCACCTCCTCCTCCACCAGAGAATACTGAACATGTTGGACTTAAAGCCCCTGGAAAACAACCACTTAAATCTGTACCTGCACCACCAGTTCCAGCAACGCCTGATCCTGGTGGACTACTAGCAGCAGCACTATGTCCGCCTCCACCACCACCAACAAAACCTCCGCCTCCTGGGCCGCCATTATTACCTTGTGGTGGATCTACTGGAGGAGTATTTCCTGCACCAGCTGAAGTGCCATATGAAGCTCCACCACCAGAACCTCCAGCTTTTGCATTACATGAACTTTCAGCACCTCCACCTCCACCACCAGCAGATGTGTAAGTTGTTGACCCTATAACTATAGATGAATTAGATCCATTATTTCCTAACGCACCATTAGAGCTACCTGCAGAGCCCCCACCACCAATAGTTACGGCTCCTAAAGCTGTGCTACCACATACTGGTATTTCTAGATTTCTTAAACCACCAGCACCTCCGCCTCCACCGTAGTCTCCACCTCCGCCACCTGCACCAGCAACAATTAGTGTTTTAACTAATCTTGTGCCTGATTGTGTGGTAACAGCACTTGGTGTACTAGATGTTCTAACAGTTTGAGTGCACTTCCCAAAAGAAGTTCTATTTATTTTACCGATTATACCGCCATTGGTTCTAGGCATTTACTAGTCTCCTATTAAGATGTCCAAGCTGATCCGTTCCAATCGTAAACTGTAGGTGTTTCTGCTGTGTCGTTAGATTTAGTTGCTTCCCAACCTGTGTCATTGTCAGCTTTGTATTTTGTTTCGTTCCATGAAATCATGTAAATAAAACCAGATCCAGATGTAACTGATGGGTATGTAATTGGTGCTTGCCAATCATCACTACCATCCAAAGACCAAGATTCAAAAGGTTGTGGTGTAATAAATTTATTTTTGGATGCATCATATCTATAACCAATACCTGCGTATTGTTTTCTAAAGTTATTGTTATAAGATGTTTGCTTCCAAGTTCCGCCTCCAAAAAAATTAACACACCATGTTTCACCATCAACGTGTTCATCTGAAGGCACTTCATCATTAGCCACAACTACAACTCTTTTTACAATCAGATGTGTATCTGATGTAAAACCAGTTGGATCTGTTTTTGATTCTAGTTCTGCAAAATGTGCCATTTTATTTCTCCTTAAAATATTTATTATATACTAATTTTAAAATCCAGTCCAGTCTCCACTTTTACGAAGATCATATACTTCGTTTAAAGTCCAAATTCCAGGAGCCGTAGCGGGTTCGGTAACAGCTGGTTCTTTAACAATAACTACTCCTGAACCACCTGCTCCTCCAGGAATACATGTTCCAGTTGGACTTGGATGTCCACCTGATCCTGCTCCACCACCGCCACCGCCAGTATTTGCAGTGCCAGCATTTCCTGGAGTTCCTCCAGTTTTGTTACCATTTCCACCAGAACCGCCACCACCAGCACCTCCTGATCCTCCTGTAGAAGTTGAACCTGGACCATAAGCATTAGCAAAAGATCCACCACCACCACCACCTGCGTATGTTACATCAGAACCTGTAATTGTATTTGGTGCACCTGCACCTCCATTTGCTCCAGGAGAAGATGGAAAAGTTCCTCCAGGGTGAGCCGCTCCTGCGGCTGTTGCACCTCCACCACCTGATCCTCCAGAACCATTATTATCTGCTCCACCATCCTCACCTTGTGGTGGATCTGTTGGAGGCGTATTACCTGATCCAGGTGAACCACCTGAGTAAGATGTTCCACCACCTGATCCACCGTTACCTGCAGGAGAGTTTGGAGATCCAAAACCTCCACCAGCTGATGTAATACAAAAAGCAGATGAATTACTACCAGATGCACCTTTTTGATTTGCATTTGGTCCAGGAGATCCTGGTCCAGCAGCTCCACCACCTCCTACAGTTATAGTATACTCCGTATTTTTTGTGACTGGAACAGCAGAACCTCTAAGTGGACTAGGTCCAAAACCTGTTGCACGATAACCTCCTGCACCGCCACCTCCTGCAGCTACAGTACATCCTCCTGCACCTCCACCGCCACCTCCACCAGCTACTATTAAATAGTCAACATTAGCTGTTCCTTGTGCTGTGAGAGTTCCTGATGAAGTAAACGTAGTTACTTTTGCTGATATATTGACTGCAGCAGTGATTGTTTGGACTGGTCCTATGATTCCGCCATTTGCCATGAATTATGTTGCCTCCTATAATT